TATAATATGGAATGGATTGATGCTTGGAGTTAGACACTTTGAAGCTGATAAAAACCACCCTTATTTTGAAATGAGAATTTATTTACTATTAATACAATTAACAATATTTATAGACAAAAGGAAATGAAAGAAGTAGAATTACAAAATAGCATAGTAACTTATTTAGAATATACAGGACTTTTATATACCTGTACTTTAGGGGGTGTATTTTTAGGTAGAAACAATTGGAATCAGAAAAGAATGTTAGCAAGGCATTATAAAAAAGGAGTGCCTGATATACTTATTTTTGAACCATCTAACAACGATAAATACAATGGCTTAATGGTAGAGCTTAAAGTAAAGGGAAACTATCCTACAAAAGAGCAGAAAGAATGGATAGCTAAGTTAAATGCCAGGAACTACAAAGCTGTAGTATGTAGGTCATTAGAAGAATTTATAGAAATAATAAATGCTTATAAAAATGAAGAAATATAAAAATATAGAAAGACCTAAACACATGGTATATACTCATTGTTTTTTGTTTACAGTAGATGATGGTAAGTTAGGAGAAACATTTGTACATAGAGATTTAGAAACAGACTTTGAGGGTGTAGATTATGATAAGTACATAGACAGAAAAGTACAGGATTTATATTCTAAATACGATACGAATATAAAAATAGAGGGTAGTAGGTTAGGACTTTGGGAATATGATGAATTAATTAAATTAGGTGTACCTAAGCTGTGCTAAGTCTAAACATATATATAAACAAAAAATATACCAAACTAACTGAAGTTTGTAGAAAATTAACATCTGATAAATACCCTGACCATGAGGATTTGTTGCATGAGGTAATATTAGAACTGTATAGTAAAGATGAGGAGTTGATAAATGGGTTAATACATAGGGGGGAACTATTGTATTATATTGTCAGAATAATGATTAATCAGTATCATTCATCAACTTCTCCTTTTTACTGTAAATACAAAAGACATTACAAGTTAAGAAAACAGTATAAAGAAAATTATATATTTAATAAAGAGGGTGGTATTGGTATAGAGAATTGGGAAGAACTAAAAGAAATGGAAAGAAAGCTGAATTGGATAGATAATAAGTGTAAGAACTTAAATTGGTTTGATGTGCAGATATTTAAGATTTATTATTTAAATGGATTTAGTCTAACTACTATGCAAATGGCTACAAAGATTAATAGAAACACTTTAGGAAAATCGGTAAGAATTGTAAAAAACTATTTAAAAGAAAAATTAAATGATTGAATTTATAGAACACTTATTTGGCTTATGTGGAGAAAGTCATATAAACATATTTATACTAATATTAATACTACCTGTAATTAGTTACATAACATTTAAACACTTAAAATATGGCAGATAAAAGCAAAGGTTTAGGAGATACTATAGCAAAGATAACAAAGGCTACAGGAATAGATAAAGTAGCTAAAGTAGTATTAGGAGATGATTGTGGTTGTGAAGAAAGAAGAAAACAGCTTAATCAATTATTTCCAAACTTTAAAAACATTAGACAGTTTACAGAAGATGAGATTAAGATATATGATGAGGTAATACCAACAGTAAATAAAAAAGGTATGCTTACACCTGCTGAAAGGGGAATAGTATCAGCTTTATATAAAGGAGTATTTGGCACAGACCCACAATGGAAAAGCTGTAGTCCTTGTAATAAACAAATAATGAGTAATCTTAAAAAGGTATATGATAAAAGCTGTAAGGTATGAGAAACCATACTAAAGTATATATGACTTTTTTTTACTTAGATGAAAGCGATTTTATAGGTTGTGAGATGTGTGGTAGTGAAGCTGTAGATATACACCATATACAAGCAAGGGGATTAGGCTCTAGCAAGTGTAAAGACTATGTAGAGAACTTAGTAGCTCTTTGTAGAGATTGTCATAATATGGCAGAAACAGATAAAGAATTTAATACATACTGTAGAATACAACATTTAGAAAATATTAAAAAATACTTATATGAAAATTACATTAGTAAACATAAACAATCTTAATCCTGCTGAGTACAATCCAAGACAGATTAGTAATAAGCAATATGAGGATTTAAAAGCATCTATGGAGAAGTTTGGTTGTGTTGACCCTATTATAATAAATATAAACCCTAAACGCTTAAATGTGGTTGTGGGCGGTCATCAGCGATTAAGAATACTAAGAGAACTTGGAGCTGAGAAAGTACCTACAGTAAGCGTAAACCTAAGCCAGGAAGATGAAAGAGAATTAAATGTAAGGCTTAATAAAAATGGTGGAGATTGGGATATAGACTTACTAAGTAACTTTGATATAGTGGACTTAAAAGAATGGGGATTCAAAGAAATAGAGCTTGGATTTAACATAGACAAAATTGAAGAAGATAAGCCAATAACAATAACAATAAAAGAAAATGATGCTGTACTAGCTAATGAATTATACGAAGATTTAAAGGGCAAAGGTTATGCAGTAAGTATAAAATAAATTATACAAAATGATAAAAAACTTAACAAATATTTGGAATATTGAAATTAATTACAGGTATAAAAAAGAAGCGATTTAAAGGACTTTAACCCTATTATGAAGTAATCATATTGGGTAGTACGAGAAAGTGCATTAGAATAAAATCCCCTCAAGGAAAAAAACAGTATAAAATAAATTTAATAAAATGAGCAAAAAAGAACACATAAAGAAAAAAATGTTAATAGAGAGTTTAGAAAACTCATTAGGAATAGTATCTACAGCTTGTACTAAAGCAAATATAAGTAGGTCAAGTTTCTATAAATGGTATAAAGAAGATGAGGACTTTAGAAACAAAGTAGATGAAATAGATAATGTAAAATTAGACTTTGTAGAAAGCCAATTATTTAAGAATATACAAAAAGAAAAAGAAAGAAGTATTATATTTTACTTACAGCATAAAGGACACAAAAGAGGATATATACAACAGCAGAATATAAATCTAACTTCTAATGATGAAGAAATTAAAAAGATAGAAATTGAAATTGTTAAACCTAAAGGGAACAGTAGTTCTACAGAAGAATCTTAATGCAACCACAAGGATAGTAGTTAATCAAGGTGGTACTAGAAGCAGTAAGACTTATTCTTTAGCACAGTTAATAATCCTGAAAGCTCTACAGGAACAAGGAAAGGTATATACTATTTGTAGAAAGACTTTACCTGCTCTAAAAGGTACTGCATATAGAGATTTCTTTAATATCTTAGAAGAACACAATCTATATAATCCAAACAATCATAACAAATCAGAATTAACCTATAAGCTAAATAATAATACTATAGAATTTTTAAGCGTAGATATGAGCCAAAAAATTAGAGGGCGTAAAAGAAATGTGTTATGGCTTAATGAGGCTAATGAATTTGCTTTTGAGGATTGGGTACAGTTAAGCCTAAGAACAACTGAGAATATATATTTAGACTTTAACCCATCAGACCCTTATAGTTGGATATATGATAGGGTTATGAATAGAGAAGATTGTACATTTATTAAGTCTACTTATTTAGACAATCCTTTTTTACCTGATGAAACAATAAAAGAAATAGAAAGGCTTAGAGAGTTAGATAGTAACTATTGGAAAATATACGGACTTGGGGATATGGCTCAACCTACAGAAACTATATTTAGACAATTTGAGATAGCTAATAATGTGCCTACTGAAGCTCAGCTTGTTGCATTAGGAATGGACTTTGGTTATAGTAACGACCCTACAGCAATAGCAGAAGTGTATAAATTAAATGATGATTTGTATATTAACGAACTAATATATAGCAAAGGTTTGACAAACCAAGATATAGCAGAAAAGCTAAGAGAATTAAATATTACAAGACAGACAGAAATAATTGCAGATTCTGCTGAGCCAAAGTCTATAGAAGAATTACATAGATTAGGATTTAATATTAAGGGAGCTAAGAAAGGAGCAGATTCTATAAACATGGGAATAGACATTTTAAGGCGTTTTAAGCTACATATAACTAAAAGTAGTACCAATGCATTAAATGAGTTTAAATATTACAAATGGCTTACGGATAAGAACGGACACATAGTAAATAAACCTGCTACTAACCAACAAGACCATATTATTGATGCTGTTAGATATACAGCTTTAAATAAGCTAATGACTAATTATAGTGGACAATACTATATTTTATAAACGATTATTAACAAAATATATATACTATTAAAATGGAAAGAGAAAAAAGAAGCGTAGCAATTCCTAATAGTTGGAATGGAATTACAATACAGATGTTTCAAAAGTTTGAAGAATTAAAGAAGAAGAATTTAAAAGAAGATGAATTTAACAAACAAGTATTGTCTGTAATTTGTGATATAGATGGAGAAATGGTTGATAGAATGGAAGTTAAAAGTATTAAAAAAATATTTAAATCACTTTCATTTTTAGATAGAGAAATACCTAATACTGAAGAATTAATAAAAAAGGTAGAATGGAATGGAAAAAAATATGGCTTTATTCCTAATCTTTCTGAAATAACTATGGGAGAGTATGTAGATATAGAAGATTATTGTAAAGATGGTCAAAAGAATTTGCATAAGATTATGAGTGTATTATATAGACCTATAGTAAAAGAAACTAAAACTAGGTATAGCATAGCTCCATATAAACCAAGCGAAGAATTAGAAGAAGAATTTTTAGACTTCCCTGTACTTCCCTCAATCTCAGCGTTGAGTTTTTTTTTTCATTTAGGCAAAACACTACCAAACGTTTTGGTCAAATATTTGAGAAAGGAGAGGGAGAAGCTGAGGAAAAGAGCTTAGGGAGTAAATGGGGTTGGTATAATATACTTTTTAGCCTAGCTAATGATAATATACTAAACATAAAAAAAATAACAGAATTGGAGCTTTATTTAGTATTAACTTATTTATGCTACCAACAAGACAAAACAAATACACAAAAAAGCAATTATGGTAACATACAAAAACATAATAGATGACTTTAGTAATATAGCTACTAATCATTATTTAATTAATTCATTTCATTCAGGATTCTTAGATGAGGTAGATATAAATAAACTTGACCAAGCTGACTTTCCAATACTATATTGTGAGCCAGGAACAGCTACTATTGATATGGGTGTTCTAACTTATACATTTACAATATATGTATTAGATATGCTTAAAGAAGATTTGACAAACAGAAATGAAGTATGGACTAATAACCTACAAATAACTCAAGATATAATAGCAGAATTTAGACAGAACTTAGCTTTACAAACATCAGGGGGGGATAGTGGTAAGAAGTTAAGTTATGTACCTGATGAAGCTGTTTTAGAATTACCTATAAATACTGAGCCTTTTACTGCAAGATTTGCTAATATTCTTACAGGTTGGAGTGCTACTATGTCAATACAAGTAAACAACGCTAATAATCTATGTGATGCTCCTATAGAGCCATCAGACAATAACCCTAATACATAATGGCAGTAACTTTAAGATTAAGAGGTGTAGATGGAAAGTTTTTACAAGGAGATACTAAAAACTTAGAGGAAGCTATGATTAAATTCGGCTCTAAAGTTATACAAGATGGTAGGGTTATTTTAAATAGTCCAGGCTCAGATGGTTTTAATAAAAGAACTTCAAGCGATACATTATACAACGATTATCACTATACCTTAAAACAATCTAACAGCACAATGACAGTAGGCTTTGAATTTGGTAGAGCTAATAGTTATTGGAGATTTGTAGATGAGGGTGTTAAAGGTGTAGGATATTCAGAAGCTAAAACTCAAGGGGGTACACAAGGTAAAAGAGGTAGAACAGGAATAGCAAGGGGTCAAGGTAGTCCATTTGCTTTTAAGTATGCAAGACCTACAAGCGTAATGAGAGAAGCTATAAAAGAGTGGATAAACAATAAACCTATTAGCGTAGATGGTAATATAGAAAGTGCTGCATTTGCAATAGGATATGGTATAAAAAGGAGAGGGTTAGAGAGAACACAATTTTACACAAAACCTGTTAAAACTCACTTAATAACATTACCTGATGAAGTTAAGGAAGCGTTTAGAATAGATATGCAAAACTTAATAAATAAACTGCCAAATAAGATAACTATAGATTCAAAAAAAACATTAATACAAACAAAATAAAATGGGATATTCAATAGAACAACAACCTCATAAATTTACTGCATCTAATAGTCCTATGGTATATGTAGTTAAAGAAAGTGATGGAGCAATAACAGGAGCAGCAAAATTTAGATATATAGTACAAGTACAAGTAAGCGAAACAGATACAAGCTCATTTTCTACTGTAGCTAAAATAAAGATATTTAAAAATGCAGCAGGTGTAGGAATAATAGATATTCATAAGATTGTAAGAAACTATTTAGAAACACAAAGAGCTAATCAAAACTCTACAAGTAATAGTATTCATAGTTTAGGAATATCAGATGCTGCAAAACCATTTTCTCAAACTGAGAGCCAGGCAGTATTAGTAAGAATTAAAGGTGGCTACGAAAAGGCTACAAGTCAAACAACATCTCCTGTAGAAGAACTAACGCCATCAGGCACATATATTTCTAATATATCAGTATCAATACCTGCAACAACTCCTTACACAAAAACAGCTTCAGGAGTAGGTGGATTAGATGATGATGATGCAGGTAATAATATGCCTTTATTATATTATATAAATGATACTTCAGCAGAAGATTCTTATAGCCTTTTAACTAATGCTCCTACAGTTCAATTTGTAAGAGGAAGTAGTACAAGTGGGGATAATGTAGATGAGCTTACAGTTTGTTTTAAACAAGGTAATAATGCTTCTAGTAGTATAATACCTTTAGGGGAAAAATTAGAACAAATGGCTATACAGTATTTTAATAGTGCAGGTACTTTAATAGCAGGAACTTCAGGGGGAGCTACAACTCATTTTTTTGCTAACTCTAATACTAATGGTGGGGCTACAGCATTAGAATCTAATACTGCTCAAGAGGCAATACTTTATTTTGGGTGTGGAACTTCTAACCTACAAACACAATCATTAGTTACTAATGCAAGACCATCTAACTTTTCTAATTGGGCGTATTATAGAATATTTGGTTGCACTTCTGCTGATAAAGATGAAAGGTGTACTAAGTATTATTATTTCTATAGGTATGGTAGTGGAGCTACTGTAGATGACAGACACCAAAGCTGTACAAGATATGACAATGTTAGACTTGCTTGGCGTAATAGATTAGGAGCTTGGGATTATATGAACTTTAGAGGTAAATCAACAGAAAGCGTAGATATAAAAAGAAACGAAATAGAAAGAGTACCAGGAACTTGGGGTAGTGCAACATTTAATTACAATAATTGGGATAGTGGTAGAGAATCATTATATACTGAAGCTAATAGAAAATTAACTATAAATAGTGATTGGTTAAATGAAGATGAGGCAGCTTGGTTAGAAGAATTATTTACAAGTATTAATGTACAAATATTAGCAGATAACAATATAGTATATCCTGTAATATTAACAGATAAAAGCTACATTAAAAAAACAAGTGTAAATGATAAGATAAAAATTCAATACACAATTAATTTAGAGTACGCTAACAAAATAAGAACTAATAGCTAATGGACGTAAGATTAGTAGCATATCGTAGAGAAAACACAGGCATTACAGACCCTAACAATTTAACAGAATATGAGTTAGATTTAAAAGAATCTCCTGATGTTATTTTAAAGTTTAATTGGTTAGATATAAAAGAGCCTGATAAAAGAAAAGGTAGTTTTTCTCAAACTGTTAAGCTACCATTTACAAATAGAAATAATACTTTTTTTGAAAACTATTTTGATGTTAATTTAGATACGCTTGTATTTAATTCTAAGTTTAAATTTAATATGGTAGTTTTTGTAGATAGCATACCTCAATTAAAAGGATATTTACAATTAAAGCAGTTGTATTTAAATGCTAGATTTTATGAAGTAGTATTATTTGGAAATACAGGAAACTTCTTTGCTGATATTAAAGGTAAGAAATTAAGGAGAGCATTTGAAACAGAATTAAGCGTAGGAGATGGAGCTGAGCCTACTTATATTATAGATGACCAATTAGACCACTATTTAAGCTGCAAAAATATTGTTGATAGTTGGACTAATGGACTAACTACAGTAAATAGCGTTACAGACAATGATGTAATGTACCCTATCATAGATTATGGGTATACTGCAAATCCATATACTAATGCTATGTTTACTAACCCATCAGAATTAGACAACTTAGTAGGAGATAGCACTTGGACAGATTTAATAAATGAGTATGGTATGCTAACTCCAGGTAATATGAAACCTGCTATAAGATTACAAAGGTTATTATATATAATAGCACAGAAAGCAGGATATACTATCACAAGTACATTTTTAGGAATAGCTCAAGATGGAACATTAGACAATACTACTTACTTTGGTAGGTTGTTTATGACTTTAGCAGATAACCATAAAAAAACATATACAGAATATACAGGCAACGCTTTTCATCTTATAAACACAAATCAACTAGATAAAGATGTTTTTCATTCTGTAACAGGAGTAGGGCAGTATTGGTATTATAATACTATTCAATTTTCACTAGAAACACCGCCATCAGACCCTTACTTTGATGCTAATGGTTTATATTCTATAAATGAATATAATGAAACAATACCTCAAAATGGGTTACAAATTCAATCACTATGGAATCAAGTAGAATTTCCATCTATTACAGACAATGCTTTAGTAGGTATAATAAATGGTAATAATATAGAAATACAGTTAAAATTTGATTTTAGATTTGATATGCCTACAAGTGGAGCAGCAACTAATACTTATAATGAAGTTAATTTAACTATTAATTGGCAATTTCAATTTTCAGGATATAATACTTGGACATCAATCCCTGTAACAGTATTAGTGTCAGGAGCTAATGAATGGCACACAGTAGTATTTAACTGTCCTTTTAATGAAGCAGGAGCAGGTGGTATAATGAGATTTAGAGGGGTAAGAGTAGATTTAGTAGAGTATGTAAATATCAGCGATATGTATTTTAATGCAAGTGTGAAAAATGCTGAGCTATACACCATTAATCAAGGAGAAATAGCTTATGGAAATGGTGTAGAAAATGGAACTGTTGTAATGGCTCAAAATATGCCTGATGTATTGCAATCAGATTTTGTAAAAGATTTAATAAATAGATTTAATTTAGTTATAGTAAATGACCCTGATAATGAAAATAACTTAATTATAGAGCCTTATCAGGACTATATAGCTAGTGGTACTACTAAATACTATACAGATAAATTAGATGTTTCTAAAGAGCAAATTTTAAAGCCTACAAATGAGCTACAAAATAAGATGTTAATATATGAAGATAAAAAGAATGATGATTATTTAAATAAAGGATATTTTGAAAAATATGAAAGGGTTTATGGCTCAAATACAAGAGAGAATTTTAATGACTTTGTAAATGGAGAATTTAAAAACTTTAGCATATTTACTCCTTTTATAGCTCAGATGTTGCCTACTATAAATTATGGTATTATATCTACAGAATTTTATAACCCTTATGCCTTAGCTAGTAGATATGGAATTAATGATGATGGAGAAAGATATTCTTTAGATAAACAAAAACCAAGTATATTTTATTATGGTGGCACACCTAAAACTGTAACAGGTAATAGTCCTGTAGATATTACTCCTACAGCAACTGCAAATTCTTTTCATATTATATCAGCATCTTTTGGGGTTAATAATGTATGGACTTCTTATGCTACAGACCAAACAGGAGCAACAGCAGGGAAGTTTCCTATATGTACACAATTTGACTTAGATGATGTTACTGAATCAGCAGGTATTACTTCATCTACTAAGCAATTGTTGTGGGGTTGGGTTAGTCCAAGATTTAATGCTCCTTATTGGAGTGCAAATCCATTTGGAGATTCAGTTACTCAAAAAGGATATTTTCAGGAATATTGGGCAAGTTTTATAAATGAGGTTTATAGTGATGAAGCTAGAATAATGGAATGCCATTTATATTTAACTGCTGATGATATAAGAGAGTTTGAAGCATCAGCTTTTAAAAATACTTACTACATTAAAAATACATTATGGAGAATATTAAGTATAGATGGATATTTAGCAGGTGGAAATAAAAGTACAAAAGTAAAATTATTAAAAGTAGTAGAAAAATTATCTTATGATTGTGGAGCTACACCAAGTACATTTAATTTAAATGGAACTATTACATACACTAACCCTGATGGAAGTGGCTCAACAGTACAAATAACTAACTCTTGTTGCGAAGAAATGAATCCTGATTGGACTTTTGTTCAAACTAATGAATCTACAGGAGTAGGTACTTGTTATTGGAACTTAACAATACCTGTAACAGACCCAAGTCCAGGAGATGGACAAGAAGAAGATGAAACAGTACCTTTTGCTTCTATGTTACCTATGCCAAATAATGCTATAGCTAATCAAATTATGTTACCAGGAGAACAACCTGCTACTTATGCTACAGGCTTTCTTTCTGCTACTACTTATGGTACAACGCTATCTAAATTAAAAGGTATTTCTAATGGCTCTCAAATGTTTCCACCTATTGACAGTATGACTTATATTAAAATGGATTTAGTTGGAACGATAGCAGGAGCAGACAATAATACAAATGTAGGAGATGTAGGACACTTTCAATATGATACTATAGTTAAAAGAATAGGTAATGAATTTTCATTTACAGGTACAAGTGGTGGTGTACCTTTGAAAGTAAATAAAGATACTAACTTCCCATCTCCAACAATTAGTATGACTACTACAGATAATGATACAGGAGAATTAGTATTATCTATAACTTCTGCATCAGCAGATTATATAATTAAATGGGTAGCTAAATTAGAGTTAATAATGCAATTTGCTTCAGGAGATACTTATGTAAATAGATTCGCATTATTCCAAAATGGAGATAATATATTATTACAAGATGCAAACTTTTTAGAATGGAATTAGAAAAAATAAACATATCAGCAAAAATGATACCTCAAATTATTGAGCTTATACATAAAGTAGAATTTGATGTAGAAGAATTATATTTTGTTTATGGACAGGAAGAATATACAAAAGATTATAAAAAGGTAAAAAAACAATTTAAAAGACAATTAAAAAAAACATTTAGAAAATGATAGGTAAACAATTTATAGATTTATTTTTTAGGGTAGAAACTAAAGAAGCTCAAAAGGATATAGATAACATAGGAGATGGTTTAGATAATGTAGGAAAAAAAGGTGGTGTAGCTCAAAAGGGTTTAACCTTATTAGGAAATGGTTTTAAGTTTGTAGGTGGAGCAATAAAGGCAGCAGGTATAGGTTTACTTGTAGGGTTATTAGCACAGCTTACAGGTATATTTCAATCTAATCAAAAAGTAGCTGATACTTTTGGTAGAATAATGCTAAAACTAAAACCTGTTTTTGATGTATTAGGAGATGTTATAGGCTTTGTAGCAAGTGTTTTAGAGGGTTTAATAGATTTATTTACAGGAGCTATAAATTGGTTAGGAAGTTTAATAGGGTTATCAGATGGTTATGCTTCTTCTACAGCAGATTTAGCAGATGAGATTGTTAATTTAAGGAATGAGCAAAAGTTAATGAATGCAGAATTAGCCTTAACACAATTACAATACCAAAGAGAAGCTGAATTACAAAGGCAAATAAGAGATGATACTTCTAAAACAATGGAAGAAAGAATAGCTGCAAATGAAGAATTAGGTAGAATATTAGAGCAACAAGCAGAAGAAGAAAGGCAAATGGCTTTAGTTGCTTTAGATTTAGCTCAAAAAGAATTATCCTTAGAAAGAGATAATATTGATTTACAGGTAGCAGTAATAGAAGCTAAGACAAAATTAGCAGAAATAGATGAAAGAATTACAGGGCAAAGGTCAGAACAGCTAGTAAACTTAACTTCTTTAGAGAAAGAGAGAGCTGATAAGCAAAAAGAATATTCTGAAAGAATACAAAAAGAATTAGAGGAAGAAGAAAAAGCGTATGATGATATATTAAAGAAAATGAGGCAACATATAGAAGTTGCTGAAAAAGAATTAACTCTTACTGAAAAATTAGAAGCAGCAGAAAAAGCTTTTATAGAAGCTAAAGAACATTTAGCCACATTAAAAGAAACAGATACTACTGCTAATGAAAAAGCAATACAAGATTCTAAAGATTTAATTGCACAAAAGAAATTAGAAAGCCAAGCTATACAGGAAGAAATAAATAATATGCAAGCTCAAGATGATGCTTTAGCAGAATTTGAAGATGCACACGAAGAACAAAAAGCCGCTGTATTAGCTATCTATGATGAACTTTATAAAGGATTAACAGATACAGGGCAGGAATATTTTGATGATTTAAGATTAAGACAGGGCGTAGAAAATGCAGAAAATTTAGAAGATTTAAAATTAGCAACAGGAGAAATAGAATTTATTTATAAAGAACTTAATGCAGCAAAAGGTAAGTTATCTGAAAATTCTCGCTTTACAGAAGATGAGTTAGCAGAAGATTTACAAGCATTAAAAAAATATAGAGGAGAATTTAATACTTATTACGATAGTTTAGAAGAACAAACTAAACATAGATTTGATAATGAAATAAAGCAAAATAAAAAAGAACTTGAAGAAAAGAAAAAGGTTATAGATACAGAAATAAAACAAATAGAAGAACAAAATAAAATAATAATAGAAAAAGATAAGGAATTAGAAAAGAAAATAGAAGAAGCTGAAACAGCATTTAATCAGGCTCAAAAAGAATTAAAAGCACAAAATTTAGAAGCAGTATTAGAGTTTATGAAAACAGAGCAACAAAAAGAAATAGATGCTGTTGAAGATAAATATGATGCAATAATAGCTAAGACTATAGAGGGGTCAGACCATGAGATACAATTAACTGAAGAAAAAAATAAA